ACCTACCTCACCGACGACGACCTCCTCATCGCCGTGGCCAATCCCAGTCCCCAGATGCGCCACTGGGGTTACGGGAAGTCGCCGGCCGAGGAGAGCTACATGGCGACGAGCCTGTACCTGCACGGGATGGGGTACGTCGCCAGCTTCTTCCGCGACTCCATGAGCGACACGGTCGCGCTCCTGAACGGCACCGAATACGACGACGCCGACGTGCAGCTCATGACCGAGATCCTGAAGACGCACCACAGCGGGGCCGGCAAGCAGTTCAACACGCCGCTGATCACCCTGGGGAACGTCGAAGACCTAAAGTTCGTCCCGACCAGGACCCAGAGCGCCCAGGACATGCAGTTCGCCGAGACGATCCACCACGCGACGATGCTGGGGTGCGCGCCCTATTCCATCGACCCGTCGGAGATCAACCTCGACCCCAAGGGGCCGGGAGGCGGCACCGCGCTGACCGAGCGCAACCGCGACGGCGAGCGACAGGAGAAGCTCGACCGGGGCCTACTGAATCTCCTCGCGTTCCTCGCCGACCACGTCCTGACGCCCATCGTGAAGCGTCACGACCCGGATCTCATGTTCGCCTGGTTGGGCATCGACGACCGCGACGAGGAGCAGGAGATCACGCTTCTCTCGAAGGAGACCGATTACTGGTTGAGCCTCAACGAGGCGCGCCAGCAGCGCGGACTCCCGCTGTTCCAGGATGAGTGGGCCGCTTACCCGAAGTGGCGCGCCCAGGCCATCGCCCAGCAGGGCGACCAGCAGAAGATGATGGCGGCGCAACAGGCGCAACAGGCCCAGCCGGGCGACCAGCCAGGCCAGCCGCCCGGCCCAGGGGATGCGCAAGAAGGCCCGCCGGAGGGCCAGCCCGACCACCTCCAGTGGGATGATGGGATGAGCCAGGGCGGCCAGCAGCCGCCGCCCGGAGGCCAGGGGCAACCCGGCGGCCAGGAAGCCGGCAAGTCCCCGTCCAAGCAGGTGATCCGCGCAGGCGGGTTCCTGGTCTTCGAGACTGACGACCCGCCCGCGGGGAGTTGAAATGCGCGTCGCAGCACAGCTCCGCCGCGTCTCCGATCACTCCATCGTCGCCGCGTTCGGCGAGGTCATGGCCGCACGCGGGCTGATCCACCACCCCGAGAGCCTCCGCATGCTCGCCCACGGCGACATCGAGGCACTGAAGGCGGCCGAGGACCACGACGAGGGCGACGCCGAAGAGGACTTCCCCGAGGCCCACATGCGCGAAATGTGGGCGCGCGTCGAGGGCGAGTTCTCCGGCTACATCCAGCAGGTGCTCGACGACGTCGAGGGGATGATGGGCCGCGGCGAGCTGCACATGCCCATCGACCTCGACCGGGGCGAGCTGGACGCGGTGTGGCGACGCCTCGCGTTTCGTGCCGCCGGCCTGTTGACCCGCCTGGGGTTCGACGATCCGACGATGGGCCGCGTGGTGGAAGAAGACCTGCGCCGACGCGCCCCGTGGGCCGCGAGCTTCATCGAGCAAGCTTACCGCTTCGGCCTCGTTCACCAGGCGGTCGCCCCCGAGGCGCCCATGAACGTCGCGTGGCAGGTGGCCAAGGCCCGCGAGATGCACCCTGTTGACCGCGCTGCCATCGCGCACCTCCGGGCGCACGCCGGGCAGTTTCTCCGCCCGGTGGCCTACGGCGTCATCGAGCAGGTCAACCAGCGGCTCCTCCAGGTGGACCGCGAGATCGTGCGTCGCCGGACACTGGCCGCGCAGCGCGTCCACATCCACCCCGAGCGCCTCTCAGGCTTTCTCGCCGACCTCACCGGCGTGAAGGTGGACCGCGGCGACGGCACCCTGATCTGGCAGGGCGGTTCGTGGGCGCGCGACTGGCGGCGCGTTGCCCGCACCGAGATGGCCTACGCCAGCAACGAGGGCCACTTGAGCGCGATGCTCCAGGCCCACCCGATCAACGACGGGTTGCCCGAGGGCGCACCTCTTCGAGTCCCGAAGGTACTGGTCTACAAGATCCCCCAGGCGACCCGGCGAGACGAACGGGGCAAGCTCGTTGCCCCCTGTACCCATTGCTTTCGACTCTGGCGCGCCGACGACGAGACGCCCCGCCTCTACCCGCTCGACGAGATCCTCGCGAACGGAGAGAACGCCGGGCCCCCGCCGAAGAAAGCGAAGGACTGGACTGCGACCGTCGGACCCACCCATCCGAACGACCTCTGCGGCCCGCTCGTAACCTACGGGCCCGAAGCTGACAACCTGTTCCCCGGTTTCCGTTCCCAGCTCGCCGCGTTTGCCGGCAAAGGGTACGAGGGAGTCCCATGAGCACCGTCCGCAGCATCCTCGACAAGGTCCGTCTCATCCGCGCCCAGGTGGGCCAGCCCGAGGGCGCGAAGGCTATCGACAAGAAGGACACGGGCACTTTGTCGATGTTCGACATGCTCAGGGGTGGCGGCCCGGCCGGAGACCCGAGCCGGTCGGGCACGCTTCACGCGGAGACGCGGACGGACAAGATCGGACGCACCGAGAAGCGATGGGTTGCCGACGCCGCGATGCCCCAGGCCCAGAAGGACGCCATCGAACAAGCCAGCCAGGGCGCGGCGAAGCACGACAAGCAGGCCGACCTGCACAGGAGCGCGATTGACGCGTGGGGCGGACTCCGCACCGTCCAAGGTGCCCTGCACGCGAAGGCGCAACGCGCGCACCAGGTCGCCGCGGACGCGCACCGGAACAGCTTGAGCGAGCGCAGCCCAGACTACGTGCCCCCGGAGCAGGTGAAGCAGCGAGCCGAGTACGCCGAGCAGGTCACACAGGCCGCCGGACACATGGACCCGCAGGTACACCACGAAGAGCAAATGAACTACCACGGCAGGGAAGCCGAACGCCTCGCAAAGGCGAAGACGCCGAACCTCGCAGCCGTCGCCGCTCACATCCGCGCGCGCGACATGCACGACAACGCGACCGACGCTTACCGACTGGAGTCAACGCCCGCCCGGCGCATGGAAGTGTCGAGCAAGGCGCGAGATGCGAGCGCCGCCGCGAAGCAGGCCACAGGACAGGACGGCGCAGCGCCCGCGGCGCAGCGGTACGACGCCATGCGTGACGCACAGGCGAAGGCCAGAGAGGCGAGCGACCAAGCGAGCAGGGTCGCGCCGCCCAACACCGGCGCAGCCGGCAAGGCGAAGCCCGGCAAGTCCGTGAAGTTGGGCGCGACCGCCGCGTCCGAATTTGACCTGCTGCGCGAGCTGCACGAAGACCCGGACGGCCTGGAAGACGACGAGCGCGAGGCCATTGGCCACCTCGTCGAGCACCACGACCCTGACACTGGGCGTTTGCATCTCCCCGACGATCCCGACGTGGCGGACAAGATGGCCGCGCACGTCGCGTCGATGGCATCGTCGTACAGCGACCAGATCGACGACCGGAGCGGTGAGGGCTCACACGCCGAGGGCCGAGGGCACGCCAAGCGGGCCATGACCGCGCTGGAGAAGTTGCGCGACACCCTCGACGCGCACGCAGCGGACCTCCGCGCCAAAGCGACAGCGGGCGCAGCCACTACGAAGAAGCAGGAGCACGAAGCCAAGGCCGCGATGCACAGAGCCGAGGCCGGCAAGCTCCCCGACGACGACGTTCGCGTGAAGCTGCACCACGCCGCCGCCGACGAGCACGACCGCGCCGCGCGATGGCACGGTTCGACGCACATCAAGAACTGGGATCGCGCCGCCGCCATGACGGGCGAACGGGCGAACGGCCTCAGTGCCGAGGTGGAGGCCACCGACGCTCGACTGAAGGCCAACGCAACCGCCGCTGCGGAGGCCAAGCTCAAGAGCGCGACCCACCCCAGCACGAAGGTCGCCGCAGAGCACGACGCCAAGGCCGCCGAGCACAAGGCCGCCGCCGCCAAGGCCGGGCGCAACAGTTCCGAGGAATCACAGCACCTCTACGCCGCCCACCTGCACAAGCAGACCGCCCACCTGCACCGGGAAGTCGCCGCCGGCCGAATGGGCGAGGCCAACGCCAAGGCCGCCAGTCTGGGCGCCAACGAGGCCAGCGAAATCGCGAACAGGACCAGCGCGCCGAGCATGACGCACCAGGAGGCCCAGGCCAAAGCCAGGGAGCACGAGCAGAAGGGCGAGCACTTCGGGACGATCAACGGCGGGTATGGCGCTGCGATGTACCACGCGAAGGCCGCTCAGGCGTGGGCCGGAGCCGCGAAGATGCTTCGCGAGGGCTCTCTCGCGCCAGAGCACGCCGCCGGCTACCTCGACCACGCCCAGCAGCACAGCGACAGGGCGGCGAAGGAGGAGGCCGAGACGCCGCACCGCATCAGAGCCCGCGAGGCCGCAGCCGTCCACGAGCACACGGCCAAGCAGCACACCAAGGCCGCCAACGAGGCGACGAAGACGGGCGAGAGATCGGCGCACCTCGAAGCCGCCAAGCTGCACACCCAGGCGGCCAGGGACGCCCACGGGTACAGCAACTCGACCTTCGATCCGAACGAGATCAGCAACCGCAAGGACTACGAGAGCAGCGTCGTCGCCGCACTGAAGCAGTCCGAGCACGCCAACACGCTCAGTGGCGCGAAGCCGGCTCAGGCCGCCGCCGAGCCGCAGAAGGCCCCGGTGGCAGCGAGCTTCGACGTCCAGAAGAACACCGGCCGGGAAACGGTCAACGGGCACCGCATCGGCAACTTCGGCGTCCACGACGACGCCCCCTTGCACGGAGGGCTCGCCACCGTGACGCACATCCCGACCGGATTGCGTGTCGCGAGCGATCTCTCCCCGGAGGATGGACTCGCGCTCGCCAAGCACCTACACGAGAAGGCCGGAGACGCGCACGGAACGGCAGAGTTCGGCACCCCGCTGAACAAGGATCACCCCGACAGCAAGCGCGTGCTCGACGCGCTCCAGAGCGCGACCGCGAAGCCCAAGCCGGCCGACGTGGCGAAGGCGATCCGCAACAGCGCCGCCGATCACCGGGCCCGGCAGGATGCCGCCGTGACCTACGCCGAGCGGGCAGAGACCCACCGAACCAAGGCGCGCGAGGCGACCGACACGCGGGTCCGCGAGGCCCACAGCAAGGCCGCCGAGGCCCACGACAAGGCCGCCGTCGAGCTGCGCAAGTTCGCCGGCAACTGGTCTGCGACCCACGACGCCGGCAAGGCGAAGCAAACCGCCGAAGACGCAGAGGCGCAGGCCCGACGAGACGCGACGGCCAAGCCGCCCGAGCCGAAGCCAGCCGCCGAGGCCAAGCCCGCCAAAGTCGAGCCGGTGGCGCGGGCCATGGAGGCGCTGCGCAAGATCCTGCCCCACCGCGACGCCGACCCGGAGGACCGCTACCGCGCCCGTTGGCACATCCCGAAGAAGGGTCACATGCACGCGACCTCCATCGAGAACCACCCCGAGATGCAGCGGGCCAAGGTGAGCCCCAGGCACATCGCCGATGCCGTCAAGCGCCTTCAGATGCGGGGGGAAGTCGAGCAGATGAACACGTCGGCCGCCGGTGGCGGCTACTCCGTGCGTCGCACGGGCGACGGCGGCGTAGATCCCACCGTGGACCGACGCCGACGGGACGAAGAGATGGACCGCCTACGCTCATCGTGAGCGCGATTGACCAGCCCTCGAAACGTCGTCAGGTTACACGCATGAAGTACGAGATCGTTTTCCGCCAAACGTTCAAGGACATGGGCGAGGATCGGACCCACGGTGGGCACCTGCACGCCGAGCAGCGCACAGACAGCCGCGGCCGGAACATCACCCGATGGGTCCGCACACCCGGCTCAGACGGGGGCGGCGTGCTGCGGTCGGCCAAGAACCGCGAGTCGCTCGGCGACTTCCACGACGACGCGTTGCACGCTGCCCGGCACAACATCACCGGCCAGATGCGCGCGCACTCGATGAGATCGACGCCCGATCCTCATCGAGTGCGAGCTGCGGGGCACGCGCTCGACGCCATCGACAACGAGCAGGCGAATCGCGGACGTGCCGCCGGGCAAAGCCGAGGGTGGATCGACGCCGCGCCCGCGTTGCCGAAGGACACGCAGAGCGCGCACCAGCGCGCACCAGGCGTCTACAAGCCCGGCCGCGCCGCGTTCCACGACGCCATCGTCAAGAAGTTCATGCACGGCAAGGCCCCGGCCGCGCCTGGCGAGAAGCCGCACGCCCTCGTGATGATGGGCGGGCCCGGGTCGGGCAAGAGCAGCATCCTCAAGCAGCTCGGCATCGATCTGGACAGCCACGTCCACATCGACCCGGACGAGATCAAGCAGCACATCCCCGAGTACCACGTCGCGCGCGCCCACAACGCGAAGAACGCCGCGTTCATGGCCCACGAGGAGAGCAGCGACGTCGCGAAGAAGCTCCGCGACCATGCCATCCAGAATCGCCACCACGTCCTGATCGACGGCACCGGCGCCAACGGCCCGAAGCACAAGGCGATGGTCGAGGACCTGAAACAGCGCGGCTACCACGTCACGCTGGCCATGCCGCACATCAGCAAGGAGGAGGGCTTGAGCCGCGTGGCGAAGCGCGCCGAGGGCAACGGCCGATTCGTCCCGAGCGATGTTGTGGGCGGCGCCTACGACAAGATCCCGGGCAACTTCCACAAGGTCGCCGCCGCCGCAGACGACGCCTACCTCTTCGACAACCACGAGAAGTCCCCCCGCCTCATGTACAAAAAGGAGGGCGGCCAGGAGCGCCAGGGGCCGGACGTTCACACCGATCTCCACGCTCAGTTCCTCGCGGCACACGGCCGAGGCGACGAGGGCGGTAAAGCACTACGCGCGAGCCGCGCGTCTGGGCGGCATCACAGTAGGCACTGAAGCGCGTTGCTGGCGCCTGGCCCCAGCCGGGAGTAGAGTTGAGCCATGCCGAAACCCACCACAGCAATCGACGGATTCCGAAGCAAAATCCTGGCAGCCTTCGCCAAGGGTCACGCGGCCCACGAGGCCGAGCGCGAGGCCCTGAAGCGGTCTCCCAAGCGTTACCGGGCCGGCGAAGGGATCGACGAGTCCTGCACGCTCAACGACAGCCACATCGGGCCCATCGGAGAGAACGCCGCCGGCAATTGACCCGGCGGCGGGCATGGCGGATTCTCGCGGCGAGGTCTGCCCCATGTTTTTCATCCGCATTGAAGGTCTGAAGGCCGAGCAACTGGCGCTTTTCGGCGGGGCAACACCCGCCTCGAAGCCCCGCCCGACGTCGGCGCCGGCCGGGCAGCTCGACCTCTTCGGAGGCGACCCGACCCACGGCGGCCACCTGGTCGAGCGCGTGATCTTCACCAAGGCGGGGCACCAGCAGACCTTCCACGTTCTGCCGGTCGAGGCGCCCAAGGCGAAGCGCAAGGCCAAGCCCGCCATCGGGCCCGACCTGTTCGCCTGGGCAGACCAGGCCACGCCGAGCCAGGTGGCGAGCGCCCTGGTGGACGCGCACCAGCAGGCGAAGCGTCCCGAGGCGACACCCGAGGACATCGAGCGCCGCGACCAGCTCCTCACGGCCGCGCAGGCACACCAGTCCAACCGGCAGAGCGAGTCGCCCGAGGTCGCGCCGCTGGCCGATCCGACACCGACTGCAACGCCGGCCGGCACCACGCCCGAAGATGCGCCGGCCGGTACGATCTTCCACGGATACACCTCCGATTACAGCACCCAGATCCAGTGGGCGAAACGCGAGGACGGCCAGTGGTTCCGCCGCGGGCAGGACAAGACGCCGCGTGGATACCGCTGGAGCGGGTGGGTCAAGGGCGGCCCGCCGAACGAGCGCGCGAGCATCCACGGAAGCGGCAACGTAGGGCCCACGCGCATGGCCCGGCTTCCCCAGGAGGGGGGAGCCGACGAGGCCATGGCCGGGGCGAAGATCATCCCCAACCGCCACACCAAGACCGGCGAGGCGTTGTGGACGGTCCAACTTCAGGACCGTGTCAGCAGCGAGACCTACCAGGAGATCCTCGCCCACGCGAAGGGCCTGGGGGGCCGCTACAGCAGCTTCAGGGGCAACGGCGCGATCCCCGGCTTCATCTTCAAGACCGAGGACGCCGCCAGAGCGTTCACCGGCCAGCAGGCCGAAGAGGAGGAGCAGGAGGCCACCGAGCCGGCCGCGGTCAACCCTCCGGTTTCCCCGGAGAGTTCCCCGGCCGAGACGCCCGAGGCCAAGCCCGATGCCGTCACGCCGACCGCCGACCAGATCCGCAAGGACCCGACCGACGGTGGGCGCCTCCAACCTCGCAAGATCACCGGCAAGGACGGCGTCACCCGGACGTACTACGTCTCCCAGGACGTCGAGGGCGACGTGGCGGCCAAGCTCGCCGCCAATCCCGACTTCCAGCAGTCGGCCAAGGTCAACCACCGCGACAACCTGGTGTTCGCGATCAAGAAGACGGTCGAGGACATGGCCGCCGACGAGGCCGTGGCCCGCAACGAGCTTGGGCACGCCGACGAGCACGCGAAGGGGTGGGGCCTGTTCTACTTCGACGGCCTCGACCAGATCGGACGCCAGAACTTTTTGGAGGCCGTCGCGAGCAAGCTCGCCCAGAGCGTGCGCGACCAGGAGCCGGCCAACCTCCCGAGCCGCGAGGCAGAGCCGGCGCAACTACCCGACCCGGTCGCAGAGCCCGCGGAGACCGTCAAGTACCTGGAGAGCGCGCCCGCAGGCGCCCAGGTGACGCTGGCCCACGACGACGGGCGGCACGTCTGGGAGAAGGGTGAGAAGGGGTGGCGCCCCGAGGGCGCCCCGGATGGCCCGCCCGTCACCGACGAGGGCCTGGCGCGCGCCGCCCAGGCCGGCGCCGCGGAGATCGTGGACGGCCCTGCACCGGCGGATGCCGCCCCGCGGCGCACGCTCCAGGAATCCCTGGAGAGTTTCCGGCAGGGGCTCACGTTGACCGAGGACCAGGCCAAGGGAGACTGGACCCCCCAGCGCATGAGCCGCGCCCACCTGGTAACGAGCATCCTCGACCACTTGTGGAGCGACAAGACCGGGCCCAGCGGAGAGCCGACCGACGACATGCAGGCCGCCATGACCCAGGCGGCCGAGGCCGAGGCCGACCGCATCATCGCCGAGACGAAGAAGCCCAGGGTCGCGAAGCCCGAGGCTACTGCCAGCGGGCCCAAGGCCAACACCCAGAGCTTCGGCCGCGACCTCACCCCGAAGCAGCGCAAGGACGCCAACAGCTCCGCCGTCGAGATCATCCAGCGCGCCGTCAGCCAGGGCCGCGAGCTGACCCAGAAGGAGATGGACGAGGTCGCGCTCTACTCCGGCCGGGGTGGGATCGGCGACTCGCTCAACCAGTACTTCACGCGCCCGGACATCGCCGCGTCCATGTGGGATCTCCTCGCCCATCACGGCCTCGCGCCGGACGCAAAGGTGCTTGAGCCCGCGTGCGGTTCGGGCGTGTTTATGCAGACCGCCCCCGAGGGCGTGACCATGACCGCCGTGGAGATCGACCCCGAGGTGGCCCTGGTTGCGTCGAGCCTGCACGGAGCCCGGCACACGGTCCACGCCCAGAGCTTCGAGGAGTTCGCGGTGGCCCGCGAGCGAGGGGTGGGCGACCGCTTCGACGCGGTCATCACGAACGCGCCGTTCTGCACACGCACCGGCGACGGGGCCCGCATCCACAAGCCCGAGTACACGAGCGCCGACGCCTATTTCGTGGACACGGCGCTCGACCAGGTGAAGGAGGGCGGTCTCGTTGCGATGATCGTCCACCGCGGCGTCATGTCGAACGACGGCATGCAGGAGTTCCGGCGCCGAATCGGAGATCGCGCCGAGCTGGTCGATGCGTTCCGGTTGCCCGTCGAGGCGTTCAAGCACGCCGACACCACCGTCGTTTCCGACGTGATCATCCTGCGGAAGCGCCCCGAGGTGGTCGCGACCGCGCTCGCCCGCGGCGGCGAGGAAGTCGGGCGAGCCCTCGGGGTGAACGACGAAGACCTCATCTACGGCCGCTGGTTCGACGACAAGCCCGACCGCGTCCTGGGGACGGTCGGCAAGGACTGGCGCGGTTCGGATCTCGTCGAGGGCAGCGCCGACGCATGCGCGCCGCTCATCCGCGCCCGCGGGGTTGCATCGTGGGCGCACGGCCCGGCCGGCAAGACGATCACGGCCGAGGAGATGGCCGCGCACTCCGACGAGCGCGTGCGCGCCGCCCTGGACGCCGCGAAGGCCGACGTCGCGATTCCGACGCCGGTGCGCGGCAGCCAGACGGTGATCGCCGGGAAGACGTACATCCTCACCCCGGGCGAGAGCGGGGCCCTGCGCTGGCGCCGGCTCGACAGCATCGACGACGCACGCGAACTGCTGCACAGCGGAGACGCGGCCCTCAAGAGTGCCGGGGATCTTGCGCTGCGGTACGGGGATCTGCGCTCCGCGATGGCCCGAGGCGACTACCTGCGGGCCCGTGGCATCCGCCGCAAGCTCCAGAAGGACCTGAACGCCTGGGTCGAGAACTACGGCGTGCCCGCCAGGCACCCCGAGATCAACGCGCTCGCCGGCCAGGACGCGAACATCGCGCACCTGGTCGCCGCGGTGAATCCCGACAAGACGATGGCCGACATCCTGACCTCGGACCCGGTCATCCCGCCCGCCGCCACCGGCGACCGGGCGGTCCCGGCGACGAGCGTCAGCGAGGCCGCCAGCCACCTCGCCACCCACAATCCCGGCCAGCCGATCACGGTCGCCAAGCTCCGCGAAGCGTTCCCGAGCACGGCCGAGGACGATGAGATCGTCGCCGGCCTGGTGGAGAGCGGCGAGTACGTGGACGCCCGCGGGGCCTTCGGTGTCGAGAGCGACGCGCCTGGTGTCTTGCACGCGGACGACTACGCGAGCGGGGATCTCTTCGCTCTGCGCGACCACGAGTTCGAGCAGGCCGCGAGCGAGGACGACGCGACCCGCCAGCGCGCCGAGGCCCGCCTTGCCCTCGTGCAACGCCACATCGACGAGCGGTGGCGTCCGCTCGACCAGGTCGAGGTCTCCGTCCGCAGCGGGTGGATTCCGCCCCACGTCATCGAGGCGTGGCTCAACAGCCCCGACGTGATCGCCGACTGGCACAAGGCCAGTCAGTTCAAGGTCACGGAGGCCGGGGGCGTCTACACGGTCTCCTACTTCGACGAGGCCAAGGGCAAGCGCGTCAAGCACAGCGGAGAGCCGGACCACGTCCCCGCCCGCAACATCCTGCGCTACATGAACCGCCTACCCCTGCACGGAGAGCGAGCCCGCGACGAGGCCGAGGCTGAGGACGAGAAGTTCCGCTCGTGGCTCGCCTCTTCGGACCTCCGAGGGGACGTCGAGGAGATTTACAACCGCCGCTTCACCGGGCAGGTCCCGAGGCGTTTGAACAGCACGCCGATGAAGATCGACGGGTTGCAGAAGGAGTTGTGGCCCTACCACTACGAACAGATCCGATGGAACACAGACCGCCGGGGCGGGATCGTCGCGATGGACGTCGGACTGGGCAAGACGTTCAACACCATCGCAACCGCGCGCCAGATGCGCGTCACAGGCCAGGCCCGCAAGGTGGCCGTCACCTGCCCGAAGTCGGTGATCATCAACTGGAGCAAGGAGATCGAGGACCTGCACCCGGGCGCGAAGGTCATGATCGTGGGGGCGACGAGCAAGGAGAAACCCAAGAAGACCTGGCGCGACCCCACCGTGCCCGAGTACGTGGCCGTCACCGACAACGACGAGACCTTGACGAAGAAGCTCGCCGACATCGCCGCCAACGACTACGACCTCGTTCTCTTCACCTACGAAGCGCAGGCCCGCATCCCCGTCCGCGACGACAACGTCACGCGCTTCGAGGGCGATGATTTCTGGTCTCGACGAGCGTCGAAGTTGAGCGACAGCGAGGCCACGGTCGCCCAGTCCGCCGAGACCCGCCAGAAGAAGCTCGCCCAGGCGCTCGCCTCCTACCAAGCCGAGCGCGCCAAGCTCGGTTTCAACGTGAAGCAGTCCATCATCCACTGGGAGGATCTGGGCATCGACACGATGTTCGTGGACGAGGCCCACAACTTCGCCAACCTCGGGAGCCCGCGCTCCCGAGGAGGGCAGGTCAAGATGATGGGGAGCAGCTCCGACAACGTGAAGCGGGCTCACGACCTGCAATTGAAGGCCGCTCTGGTGCGCGAGCGCCGCAAGCCCGACGAGACCGACGACGCCTACCAGCGCCGCATGGACGAGAACAAGGAGCAGGGCCTCGGCGTCAACGGCAACGGCGTCTTCATGCTGACCGCGACGCCTGCGAAGAACAGCCCGATGGACGTCTACCACCTCATGCTCCAGGCCACCCCGCAGGTCTGGCGCGAGGTCGGCGTGCGCAACCTCGAAGAGTTCATCGACCGCTACGTGGACATCGAGGAGCGGCCGATCATCAACACCGAGCAGAAGGCCGAGATGGCGAACTGCGCGGTCGGATTCAAGAACCTCATCGAATTGCGCGCGGTCATGGAGCGCGGACTGAGGCGCCGCACCGCCAAAGAGGTCAACCTCAAGGTGCCGCAGACCGAGCGCGAGGAGCACCTCGTGGACATGACGCCGCAGCAGCACAAGGCGTTCCGCGACATCCGCGACGAGTTCGAGCGCCGCAAGCTCGACAAGGACGAGCGGGTCGCCAATTCCGCGACCCTTTGGCTTCTGCACCAGCTCAACGCCGCCGGCACCGATCTGTCCCTACTCTCCGATGAGCACCCAGAGCACGCGGGCGAGTGGCGGCACAGCCCGAAGTACCACGAGGCCGTGGGCACCATCGTGAAGAACCTCAAGAGCGGGCGTGGCGGCCAGGTCGTATTCATCGACCGCAACGCCAGCCACACGCACATGAAGAATCTCCTGGTGGAGGCAGGCATCCCCGAGAGCGAAATCGAGATCCTGAACGCCACGACCGCGGCCGACGCGGACAAGCGGTACGCGGTCAGCGAACGCTTCAACCTGGGCAAGACCCGGGTCGTCATCGGGAACACCGGGACGATGGGCGAGGGCGTCAACCTCCAGAAGAACACGAGCGATCTGCACCACCTCGACCTACCGTGGAGCCCCGGCAAGTACCACCAGCGCGAGGGCCGCGCCGTCCGACAAGGCAACAAGTACGGCAAGGTGCGGATTCACACCTACTTCTCGAAGCGCAGCTTCGACAGCTACCGCCACGCCATCTTGAGCGGCAAGCAGGGGTGGGTCTCGAACCTGTACAGCGGAGGCGATTACGCGGAGAACACCGAGGAGGGGGAGGACTTCAGCCCCGAAGAGTTGCAGATCATGTTGGCCGACGACCCCGACGAGGCCCGCAAGGTCTTCGAGGCGAACAAGGGGGCCCGCGTGGCCGCCCTCCAGGATGCGGCCCGCGCGAAGGCCATGCGCGACTGGCAGGGAGTCATCAAGCGCCGCAGCGCGCTGGCGAAGATGGCCGACAAGACCAGTCACGCGGCCCGGCGCCTCGAAGACACCATCCGCCTCGACACCGCGCGACTGAAGCGGGTGACGGAGTTGCCCAAGCCGCTGCGCGCCGCGCTCGACTCCGACCTCCCATGCGTCGCCGTGCCCACCACCGGGGCGATCATCAAGGTCGGCGACGTCATCCTCCCGAAGAACGGCAACGTGCTCGAAGACGCGCACGTCGTAACCGACGTGGACCCAGTCAAGGGCGCGGTCTCGATTCGACCGTTCGGCCGCAAGCGCCCCGCCTACTACGGCAAGCACACTCTCACAGCGGCCGAATTGCCGGCCTACGTCCACCACGAGGGCCCGGAGACGGAGGCGGACGCTTACAGGCCGCAGGTCCGGGAGAAGCTCGCCGCTGCGGCGAAGTTCCCGACGCTGGCCGGGCACGACCTCGCAGAGATGCGAGACTGGCCGGAGGCGATCCGGCGCGAGTTCGAGCCCGAGGCCCGACAGATCGCCGCCGCCGCCGTCTCGCACGTCAACCCATACGGCCACGTTTTCGTGCGCCATGGCGACACAGTGAAGGCTGTCCGCGGCGACAGCCCGGAGGCCAAGAACGCCGCCCCCCTTCTACCGTGGGGCGAAGACCGCGAGGCCATCCTGCGGGGCCTGGTGACTCACCTGCGCACCGAGGGCAAGAAGCAGGTGGTCACGCAGGGCAAGCGCGGCTCCATGAATTACACCGGGCGCTACGAGTACCAGCCGAGCTACGAATGGAAAAATGCTCACGCCCGCGTCGTCGGCGGGCGGGGAGACGACTACGGGCTTGAGCAGGAGGCCATCAGGCGCATCCACCAGGAGGACCAGGCGAAATGACCCCCACGAAGGAGTCCGCGACCATCCTGGTGCAGATGCTTCAGACGCACCCGGCCTACTACCTGAACTTCGGGCCCTACTGGTGGATCGTGAAGCGGTGGTTGCTGCGCCTGGGGTTTACGCGCGCCAACACCCGCCACCTGGGAACGTACACGGACCCGCAGGCCCGCGCCTGGTACACCGACCGGCCGTTTCTCAGCGCCATCGAGCAGGCGTTCGCCTACCAGGCCGAGCGCGCCCAGAACTGCCCCGGCTCGCCGTTCTGCCAGACGCCAGACGGTGAGGACTACATCCTGGAAGACCAGGACGCCGAATGAACCCCGCCGCCCTGTTGCTCCAGCTCCAAGCCAACCGGGAAGCCGGCAAGGCCATCGACCGCAGCGACACCGCGACCGCATCCCTGCTTCCCGCGCTGGACGCCGCCGGTGACATCGACCACGGCGGGCGGCTCCACGCCGAGATGCGAACGGACAAGCGCGGGCGGACCCAGCATCGGCACGTCCGATGGGAGGAATTGAAGGGCGAAGACCTGGTTCACCAGGGCTACGTCAAGGCAGGCAGCCCCGCCGCGTTCGAGGCCCTGGGGGGGGACGAGTTCGCCGATCCGTCATGCGCGCGGTGCGGGGCACGGATCAAGCACGCCTACCTGACCAACCACGGGCCCCTGGGGGGCGACTGCCTGGCGACGTTGACTGGCGACGACAGTTCGCGCGCCGCGGCGCGCCGGTTCGTGGAGAAGCTCGACAAGGCGCAGGACAGCGCCCACCGGAGCAAGCGTACCCTGGCCGTTCTGACACTCAGCTTCGACCAGCACGCCGGCCAGATTCGTGCCGACTTCCAGCTCACCAACGGCCGCCCGTGGTACGGCGCCGCTGGTGACGCTCGCCACGCGGTCATGTTCCACGCCGCCGCTTCCCAGTGGGCCGAGGCCCGAGGCTTGGAGGTGGACGAGCATCTCTCCGGGGACGAGAGCGCGCTCGCCGCCGCCAAGCGCATCGCCAGGGAGCGCCGGGCCGAGTTACAGGCCCGTGCCACCAGCAAGGCCGAGCAGGAAGTAGCCCGCATCCGCAGCGAGTCCCTCCGCCGCCTAGACGGCGTCCTGGCATTCCTGAAAGCGCCGCAGAACTACCGCCGGGCGCCCGTCGAAGCCGACTGGTTTTTCGGGCCCCTGAAAGCCCAGGCGGCAGACGCGATCCGAGAGCAGGTTGGCTTCCGCGTTCGCAGGTTCCGCAACAGTCGCGGCGACGAACTGACGGAGGTGTCCGCGCGTCAACAGGGGCGCGGCCCCATCGTCGGCATGTTCCCGCCCGACGACTACGACGACCTCATCGACCGAATCCAGAGCGCAGGCTTTGAGGTGGAGAGCCAGGAAGCCGCCAAGGCCCTGCCGCTCGACCCCCCGCCGCAGGTCCGCCGGCCGCAGGAGCACCACCACCACGGCAGCGTGAAGGTGCCGGGTCTGCCGACGGTGGACGTCGAGACGCCCGAGGGCACCGTGCGCCGGGGAAAGGGCAAGGACGGGGAGCCGTGGGCCGTGCTCATGCCCGCGCACTACGGCGAGTTTCGCGGCACGCTGGGCGTGGACGGCGACGCCGTGGACGTGTTCGTGGGCCCCGAGCGCGACGCGCCGACCGCGTGGGTCATCCGCGCGAAGGACCCGACGACAGGACGCTACGACGAGGACAAGGTCATGGTGGGGTTCGCCACCCGCACCGAGGCCATTCGCACCTTCCGCGCCTCGTACAACGTGCGCGGCGTGCTGGGCGAGGTCACGGGCGTCCCGGTCGCCCGTCTTGGGGCGCTCCTCGCCGATGCGAGGCACCGCGGTCTCCCGCTCAACATGCACAAGGCCGAGAGCCGCGAGCCGCCGCCGGCCGGGCCCGACTCTTCCCTGGACGACGCCTGGCGACGCCTGGAGCATGTCCGCCAGCAGATCGCCGAGCTGGCCGACACGCACGAGGGGGGGAAAGCCATCGACAAGAAGGACACCGCCACCACGAGCATGTTCGACCTCATGGGCGTGGGCGATCCGAGCCACGCCGGCCGACTTCACGAGGAGACCCGGACGGACGCGACCGGGCGCACCCAGAAGCGGTGGATCGCGTCGCAAGAGGCGGAGCCCGAAGGCACCATCCGGCATGGCGACCTTGTTTCGCGCCCCGCCACGGTGCGAAGTGAGCACGGCGAAATGATGGGCGGTTCTGGCAACGCCTACACCCCAGACGGCGAGGCGTTGATCGCGCTCCCGCAACCGGGATTCGTGATCGGTGACGTGGAGATCGACGCAGCGCACCGTGGAAAGGGCCACGGACAGGCCCTCTATCTCCGGGCGATGGCCGAGCACGGGAGGCTCTACTCCTCGTGGCCAGTGAGTAAGGATGCGTTTCGCGTTCACGACGCCCTCGTCCGCAAGGGTCTGGCCACGCGCCGCAACGTCGAGACCGACGGCACCACGTTCACCGTTCTGGAGCCGACTGGGCAAGCCACGACGCCGCCCGAGGGTCTGGTGCAGATCGGCGAGCGAGCGCCCCGCGGGCGCGCGCCGACGCCCACGACCCCAGGCATGCGCGCCCAGGGCCGTCTCGACGGACTGGGCCACGAGCCGAGCCCGCCGCCGGCTCACCCCGAGCCGTCTCTGCGCGACTACGACACGATCCTGGTGAACAGCTCCGCCGGCAAAGACAGCCAGGCGATGCTCGACTACGTCGTCGCGAAGGCGCGCGCCGAGGGTGTGCTCGACCGCGTCGTCGTCGTGCATGCCGATCTGGGCAGGGTCGAATGGGAAGGCACACGCGAGCTGGCCGAGGCGCAGGCCAAGCACTACGGACTGCGCTTCGAGGTGGTGACGAAGACCAAGGGCGACCTCATCGAGCAGATCGACCAGCGCGCCGTGGACCTTCAGCAGCGCAGTCACGACGCGGCCACCCTCGCCGCGGCCGGGTTTCGCACTTGGGGCGATCTGGCGGGGGCGAGCGCCGAGACACTGGCCGGGCTGATCGGCAAGGCCCAGGCGGACGCAGCGCAGCCGACCGAGGAGCGAGCTGCCAAGCTCAAGCAGGCCGCAGAGCGCAAGCTCAAGGGCGGCAAGGCCGCGACAGACCCGGTGGACTTCGGCAAGGAGATCGCGTGGCCGTCGAGCGCGTCGCGCTACTGCACCTCCGACCACAAGCGCGGTCCCATCCGCACGCTCATGACGCGCCTGACCAGCGAGTTCGACCGCAAGGGCGCGCCGGTGCGCATCCTGAACTGTATGGGCCTGCGGGGCGACGAGAGCAGCAACCGCGCCAAGATGCCGACGTTCGAGCACGACGACGCGGCGAGCAACGGCAAGCGTCATGTGGACGAGTGGTTGCCGATCCACCACTGGAATGAGGGCGACGTCTGGCGCCGCATCCGCGACGCCGGCACCCCCTACCACGGCGCCTACGACCTCGGGATGCGCCGGCTTTCGTGCGTGTTCTGCGTGTTTGCCACCCGCGACGACCTGAAGATCGCCGCCCACGCCAACCCGGCCCTGTTCCGCGAGTATGTCGCCCTGGAGCGCCGCGTGGGGCACAAGTTCCGGGCGGACCTCGCGCTGGCCGAACTGCACGACGCGATGGCCGCGGACGACGACCGCACCGAGGCATCGAAGGCCGCCGAGCAGATGCGCCTCTTCGGTGACCCGACCCACGGCGGCCACCTGCACGTCGAGGTCCGCACCGACAAGAGCGGCCGCACCGAGCGCCGCCACGTCCGCACCGGCTCGTTGCACACCGAGATGGGCCACGCGGGGGCGCCCGCGCCAGGCGAGCGCGGGCACATCACCCTCACGCCCGAGCGAGCCGAAGCCGAGCGCCGGGCCGGCAACATCATGGAGCACGTCGGGCGCATCTTCGACGGGGGCGAGGTACACCTCATCGAGGGCGCCATGCACGACGCCGGGCACACCCGAGAGTGGGCGCCGGACGAGAGCGGGGACGAAACTCCGTTGACCATTCGAGACGACGAGCTGCCCGGTCTGCTTGGGATGCCCGAGTGGAGCCCGGAGGACGCCGCCGACGCTGTTGCTCTGGTTGCCGATTCAACCGCGCACGGTGGGGTCATGCCCGGCGCCGTCGTGCGCGAGGTATTGGCGGACGCCATCGCGCCGGCCGGCAAGCTGCGACTCGTCAACGTGTCGCTCGACGAGGCCCGCGACTTTGTCGCCAAGCACCACAGCCAGATGCCCGAGATGAACCCCCGCGGGCTGATCTACGCCGTGGGGTGCATGAAGGGCGGGCGCCTGGTGGCCGTCGCGACCGCCGGCACGCCGACCGGGCGATGGGGCAACGGGCGGGTGGACCCGCGCAACATTCTGGAGCTGACCCGCATCGCGTCCGACGGCACCACGAAGGGGGCGTCGTCGAAGCTCGCCGCGCGCATGATTGACCTCCTCGACCGCTCCAAGCGGGGCGACGCCGATGCCCCCGCGCTGTTCGTGACATACAGCCTGGGGACCGAGGACGGCACGACCTACCGCGCGCTGCGAGAGAAAGGTCTGCGACCCGTGGCGCTGGTCCACGGCAAGGCCGCCGGTGGGGGCGGGGCCCGGTCAGGCAACCGCCTGGGATACGCCGAGCCCGACAAGATCCGATGGGAGGCCGGCGCCGCGGCAGGCCCGGCCCGCTGGGATCTGCTCGAAGGCGCGAAGGCCGGACCCATCGCCAACGCCCCCGGCACTGATCCGCTACTTCCGCCCGACGAGGCTGCCAAGAGCTTCGGCGTCGTCGTCGCGTTCAAGGCCATCGACGAGGCAGATCGGGCAATGGCCCGAGGTACTGCTCCAGGTCGCCCTGCGGTTCAAGTAGCCGCGGGCGATTGAGCCGCGGCGCGGCGCAGGGTACAACGGCCGCATGGCCCAGCCCGCGCAGCTCAACATTTTCGGCGGTCAAGATCCCATCCGCAACGGCGGCGATCCTTCGCACGGCGGGGCCCTTCACCAGGAGCGGCGCACCGACAGCCGAGGAAGGACCGAGACGAAGTGGGTCCGTGACCCCAACGACCGACGCACCGTGGACTTGGAGAAGCTGATCGCACTCAAGGAAATGGGCCGCCGGGTGGACCGGCCGACCCTGTTCCGGTGGGCAGCCGGCCGGGTGAAGCACGACCCGGACACCTGGACGGCCTACCGCAAGTCCACAGCCGAGGAGACCCGCCAGGAAGGCGAGCAAGAACTGCGTCGCCGGTACGCCTGGCATCAGACGTTCGGCGAGCACACGCCGTTTCACCCCGCAGCGATGAGCGATCACATCACCGGCAGCTTCGAGGCGGAGGCCGCGAAGGCCGTCACGTTCTACCTCGCCGTGATCTTCGCCGAGGGTGGCAAGGCCGGCCCCATCGCCAACCGGCCGGGCCTGGTATTCGACTACATGAGCCGCCGTTGGAAGCGGGTCGAGCCCCACGAGGAGGGCGTTCACCTCGACGAAGAGGCCGGGCAGGCTCACGTCGTCCCTTGGAAGCCGAAGCGCGACAAGAATGAGACGATGAGCCAGGAGGACTGGCAGGGCTTCATCGACGACGCGAACGAGCCACTCCACGAGCGGGCCGCGAAAATGAACGCCACACTGGCGCACTACAAGGCGGGGCACCTGGAGTTCAAGAACCCCAGGGGCGACGGCCACGCGGTCATCATCCCGGATGCGAGCGAGCCGGGCCGCTGGCGTTACTCCGAGTACGACAAGAGTGGTTTCTCATCGCACACGACTCACGACACCCCAATGCAGGCCGCCGCCGCCGCCGGGGAGGCCGGTTTCACCGAGCCGGCGCCCGGCAGCCTGGATCGGCTTTCGCAGACCGAGGAGTGGGATCGCGGGACTCGCTCCGCCAAGATCAACCAGCTTGGCGGAGAACTGAACTGGAAGGGGCACCACGAGGCCGACCTGGCGGTGCGCAATCACTACGCCCGCCACGGCTGGAGCGCCGAAGCCTACCAGCGCATCATGCAGCCCGACGTCCTGGCCGCCGTCCGCGCCGGCCAGGTGCATCCCGAACTGCTCAAGGCCATCGCCGATCACCGCGAGGGTTTCAAGGCCGCGCCGAAGCTAGACTTCGGCGAGACGGCCCCGTCCGGCGAGCGGTGGATTACCGTCCGCCCCAACGGACCCGACGCCAAGGGTGTCCCGGTCCTGGTGCAGGTCCACCCCCACAACCCGCGCCAGGGCCACATCATCGGCGGCGCCGGGGGCAAGATGAACCTGCGCCGGCTCAACCTCAAGACCCCGGAGGAGTACCGGGCCGCCGCCGCCGCGCGACGCAAGAACCGACGCAAGAGCGAGAGCACGCAGGTTGACACAGGCCAGAGGGCCGCGCTCGAAGAGGTCAAGGGCGAGCACCAACAGCGCCGCAGGGCCGCCGCCGCCCAGGTACTCCGCCACGCCGGGCATCACGAGCTGGCCGACAAGATCGCCGCCGGCCCGCTGGCAGGCCAGGAGAGCGAGCACAAGGAGGCCGTCGCCGACGGCTACCGCAAGGTTCGCGTGCTCATGGCCAACGCCCGCCGAACGCTCGCCCAGGACACCGACGCCCGCGAGGCCGCAGGTCTGGGGGAGCTTCCGGCGACGAGCGGAGACGGGGGAATCGGGGCGAGCGACATCGCCGGCAGGCAGGTCATGCAGGGGGGCCTCGACTACAAGCGCGACCGGGCCGCCCTGAGCGACCAACAGGCCGATCTCGCCCGCGCCCAGGCCCTTCGCTCGCGCCTGGACGCCGATCTGCAACACGGCGAGCCCATCGACGCGCTCACCACAGCGCAGCGGTACGCCCGCGCCGCGAACCTTACCCACCGCGACATCGAGGCCGCGGGCCCCGTCGAGATCGCCGCGTTCGCCCGGCTGGCCAGCCGGCGCCTGAAAGCGTTCCGGCGGCTCCAGGAGGCCGTCACCGAGGCCGGCGGGGACAACACCGCGCCCACCATGCCCGACGAGGCTCGCGAGGCGATGGACGACATGGCCGCGGTCGTCAGCGGCAGCGGGCAGGATGCCATCGACGCCATGACCGATCCCGCGCGGAACGAAACCGCGCGCAAGGGACTACAGGCCGCCGTGGACCACGGCCTCATGGACCCGCAGCGCGAGCGGGACATGACGGCCCGTATCGAGCAGGCGCGCCGACAGTCCGCCGGGGCTCCCGAGCTTTCGCAGCTCAACCAGGAGCACGTCGAGTCTCTCCCGGCCCGCGCCATCGCCATCGTGGCCAACGACGCCGCGCACGCGATCCGCCGCATGCGCACCGCGGCCCCCGAGGATCTGCGCAAGCTCGCCGAGCAGGTGGGCGAGGAGGTGCCGACCATCAAGGGCGCCGCCGATGCGCTCGGCGAAGAGGCCCTGATCTCCGGCGAAGCCACCGACGCACAGCGCCGCTCGTTCTTGCGCCAGGCGCTCGCGTCCGGCGTGCTCACCGGCGACGCCACACCGCCGAAGGCTGCCGCCGATCCGTCCCTCGAAGTGAACGACGGGGCAAAGGCCCGCGCGATCTTCGAGGCCGGGTTGAAGGTCAAGGGTCTCGACAAGGAGGCCCGGCGCCGCCGCAACGCCATCATGGCCGGAGACCTGGCGGGCGCCGCCTCGCAACAGTGGGAGGCCCCCCGCGGCGGAGCCAACGACCCGACGCAGCAGCTCGCCGACCACCCTTCGACCGAGATGGTCGCCGCGGTGCAAGGCGAGGTCCGCACCCAGCGCGCCCGCGCGTTTCTGGGGCAGGTCAATCAGACCTACCAGGACATCGGCCAGATGCTCGACGAGGACCAGGACGCGGCGCACGCCGATCTGGGCCGCCACATGAGCCGGGGCAGCTTCGACGCGGTCAACCACCACGCTCAAGAGATCCTGCGCAGCGCGACCATCGACCGCAACGTCGTAGACCTCCTCGGTTCGGAGGGGGCCGCACAACTCCTCGCTTGGCAGATCCGTCAGACGCACCCGGAGCAGGCCGAGGCATTGACGCAGGCGGTCGGCGACTATCACCTGCGCCTCCAGGACACCCACATCCCCGAGGCGATGGACACCTCGCGCGACGCCTACGAGGCCGCCCACGAGGTTCACCAGGGCATGCAGGAGCAGGGCGACCTGCGCGAGTGGCAGGCGCTCAACCGCCAGCGCATCGAGCACCTCGACCAGTCGCGGCAAACGCTGGGCCGGACCTTGGGTTACCTGGAAACGTCCGCGGCTTTGCACGCCGCGATGCTTTCGCCGGCAGCGCACCCGATCCGCGTCTCCGCCGGGCCGGTCGATGCGACGCAGCTCGCAGCCCACGCGCGCGCCGCCGGACTCGGAGACGACGACTTCCACATCGAGCACGACGGCAAGAACGGGTGGTTGACGGTGCAGCCGGCAGCGTTCGGCAAACTTGTCCGCCCGGTCGATGCCGAAGAGGTCCGCCTCGACCGTGACATGGAGGCCATCCGCACGGGCCAGCAGGACGACCCGACGTGGCGCCCGGCCGGGTTTATGCAGCGCACCGACGTCCGCCCCGAGCAGCGTTTCAAGGGTGAGGTCCCGCAGAACGCGCAGCCCTTCGACTACGGACTCGCCGAGCACGCGAACATGCACGAGGCGATGGGCACCTACATCGCCCAGCGCGTCCACGACGGGTGGCGGCCCGTGGACATCATGCGCGATCTCCAGAACACCGGCGAGCACATGGGCGGCATCGCCGCGGGGGTCGGCGAGGCCGACCTCCAGAGCCCGCAGGTGCAGGCGTGGCAGGAGTTGCACCCCGAGCCGCCGAAGACCGTGGCAGCCCAGGACGACGGGCAGGCGCGAATGCCCTGGGACCCCGAGCCCGAGCCCGGACCCAACCCCGCCCACGCCAGTTGGGAGCAGGACCGGCGCGAGATCGCGGCCAAGGGCAAGCTTGCCGCGTTCCACGAGGCTTTGGCCGCCCACATGCCATCGAGAGCGCAGGACAAGAATCAGAGCCTCCAGCAGGCCGAGGAGCACGCCCCGCACTTCATGGAGCTGGCCAGGCAGCACGCCGAGCGGGTGGGCACAGCGGGGACGTTGCACCACCAGCAACTCGACCCGACGTTGGCGAATGACCTCGCCTTTCGGGTGCTGGGCCGGCACCCGGCCGCGGTGGGCGCGTGGAAGCCCGTCGAACAGTTGGGCCACCACGAGCGCGCCGCTTTGCGCGAGTCGTTCTACCGCTACTTCCACAGCCGACAGGGGGAGATGCCGCAGGAGCTTCACCCCGAGGCCGTCATGGCAAAGTGGGCGAGCAAGAACCCGGAGCCGGCCCGCGACAACACCGCGCAGGGCGATCTCCTCGGTTTCGGCAGTCTCCCCGGCATGGGGGGATTCGGCGCGCCGTCGCCGGAGGACATCGAAGCCGCCGAGGCCGAAGCTGGCCACGCGCACGAGCGATGGGAACAAGCCCTCGTTGAGCACGAGCGCGCCCAGGCGGGCATCGCCGATCCCAAGGCCGCGTTTCTCTCCCAGGCGAAAGAGCACGTCGAAAGCGTCGCCCGCCACCTGGCCAAGACGACGAAGACGCACAACGACGACGCCCACCCCGAGGTCGCCGCGGCCCGGGAACGACACAGGCACGCGCAGGACGTGGCCGCGTTGCGCGCCGAGCCCGACGCGGCCACGCCCGACGCGCTCCGCGCAGCGCACGGAGCCTACCGATCCGCCACAGGTGCGGCTCAGAGCGCCGTCGTGCAGTTGGCGCGAGCCGAAGACGCGCGGAGCCGCTCCGCCGCGCAGGCGTTCGATGCCCGTCACCACGACGCGAGCCCGGAGTGGAAGGCGTGGCGCAAGGAGCGCGACGAAGCCGAGCGCGCCGCACACCGGGCAGCCTCGCGCTACGACGCCCCCGACTGGAACACCTACGTCGCCAGCCACGGCGGCGCGCCGCAGGCGTACCAGGCGCTTCAGGATTTCGTGCGCTCCCGGTTCGTGCAGGAGTTCCGCACGCTCTACCAGGACCACGCCCAGAGCCCGCTCCAGATCGGCGTGCAGGCGGTGGCCGGCGCCGCAGGCCACCGCCTCGCCTTCGACCCAGACTGGCGCGACCGTGTGCGCCGCACCGCCAACGCAGCCGGCGCGACCGCGCGCACACGCGCAGCCGGCGGGCGGTTCAGTTCGGACCCGTACAAGGAGGCGCGCGAGCGGTTCCAGGCCCAGGCCCGCGAGATGGCCAATCGACAGACCAGCAACGTGGGCGAGGTCAATCCCGATCCGCGGCGAGCGCCCGACCTGGACGAGCGATACACCCTCGGGCAGGCCGCCGAGGGCCAGCTCGCCAACATCGTCGGGCAGCACGCGAGCATCATCGACCCGAGGCAGACGTTCGAGGCTCGCTCCGCTGACTTTTCGGGGCCGGGCGCCAAGCGGCAGCGCGCGATCAAGGCGTGGAAGCGCAGCCGCAAGATCGGGATGTTCCTCGGGACGGGCCAGGGCAAGACGACCGTCGCGTTCGGCACCTTCGCCGACCTCAAAGGCGAGGGCCGGGTCCAGCGGGGCGTGTTCGCCGTGCCCAGCATCGTGCAGGGCCAGTTCGGAGGCGAGGCGTTGTCCTTTGTGGACCCCGCCCACATGCGCTGGCACGCGAAGCCCGGCGAGGGCAAGGCCGAGCGCATGGCCGCCTACGCCGACCCGGAGAAGCACGTTGTCGTCGTGACGCACCAGGCGCTTCGCGACGACGTCACCGAGATGGTCGCGAAGCACCTCGGGATGAGCCGCGAGCAGGTCGCCGCACACATGACGGACGGCGAGGTGCAAGCCCAGGCGCCGGAGGTCCCCCACCTCGACAAGATGCGCGACCTGGCGAGGATCACGCCCGAGCAGATGCTCCGAGACAGCGACTACGACAAGGCGATGCGCAACGCCTACGTCGGCGGCGCGAGCAGCCGCACTACGCCCGCCCAGGTGCCGAGCTACCCGGTGGGCACCTGGAAGGTGGACGACACCTTCCGCGGCTTGTACGGGTCCGACGTCGAGCACCTCCAGGAGTTCGACCCCGACGATCTTGTCGCGACGGAGAACAACGTCGCCACGAACGCAGAGGGCCGCGGCACCGACGCCGACCGCTATGCCGAGTGGGCCCGCAGCGGAGAGCACGGGGAGCCGCCCCCGATCCGCGTCGTCCAGGCCGAGGACGGCAGCATGCGCATCACCGACGGACACCGTCGCCACGCCGCGGCGAAGAAGAACGGCCAGAAGATCAAGGCGTGGGTCAGCTATGCAGCGCACACCGGGCGCCTCGACAGCAACGGCAAACCCATCGTGACCGGACTGACGCACGAGATGGCAATCCACCGAGCCCGAGAAGCCGGCGACCCCGCCGAGGCGTGGCATGCCCAGACGTTCCCGGACCTCGCGGAGAAGATGCAGACGGCCGACGTGCAGCCGGTCAAGGGGGCCGCCGCGCGCACCGTCCAGCCGTGGACAGAGGACGAGACCGACCAGCACGTCAGGGCAGCCCTCACGGCCCACGAGGCCCACGGACTCCTCGACTACATGGCCGTGGACGAGGGGCACGTCGCCTTGAACCGAAAGGGCAAGCAGGACAGCCACCTCGCCCGCGTCATCGACAGCCTGGGCCGCTTGGCGAAGTACGCCGGCTACATGACCGGGACGCCCGTCAAGAACGACACCAGCGAGCTGTACGACCAGCTCCGCAAGGTCGCGCCCCACAAGTACGGCGACGGGGAGGGTAAGACCAGCCTCCAGGAGTTCACCCGGCGCTACGGGACCGATCCGACGACCGCCGGGCCCGCCCTGCGCACAGAGATGCGGCGTCACGCCTTCATGGCCGAGGCGCCCATGCCCTTCGAGCCGAACTACCACACCGACAAGCTCGACCCCACCCCCGAGCAGTCGCGAGACCTCGACGACGTGCATCGGTCATACGAGCGGGTGGCAGCCGCCCGCCGGGCCGGTACGCTCAACATCGAGGCCGCCCGCGCGCTCGCCCCGAGCGCCTTCGCCAGCGTCGCGCCGGGGGACGAAGAGGCCGCCCGCGCCGTGGCCGAGAAGGTCCACCGCAGCCCGGTGACGTTCCGCGAGGCCGCGCTCAACCGCCACATCAACATGCACGCCCAGGGCGCCAAGCTCGCCCACCTCGACCAGTTGATCGGAGGCTACCGCTCGCAGCCGCTCCCCAGGGGCGCCCGCGAGAGCGAGGCCGCCTACCAGGCACGCACCGCCGCGGGCGACACGCACCGCCGCGCCGGAGTCATCTTCGCCCACAACCACGAGGCCGTGGCCCAGATCGCCGAGCACCTCAAAGCCAAGGGGCACCGCGTCGAGACCATCACCGGCAAGGACACCGGGCAGCTCAAGACCAGGAAGCGCGAGGCGTTCGACAGGGGCGAGCACGACATCCTCATCCTCAGCGACGCCGGAGCCACCGGCGCGAACCTTCAGTCGCGGGCGAGTTGGATCATCAACCACGACACCCCGGCGACCTACCACACCTGGAAGCAACGCAACGCGCGCATCCTCCGCGTGGGGCAGCGCATGGACCGCCCCGACGTCCACACGCTCCAGGTAGACCACCCCTGGGAGCACGACGCCGCCGCGCGCATGGAGCGCAAGCGCAGCCTGCACGACCCCCTGTACGCCGAGGACGACGAGAGCCAGGACGAGGGCGGACTCGCCCACATCATCCGCCAACACCTGCACGAGGCCGCTTCGCCGCTCACGCCGCAGTCCTACGGGCCGCCGGCCCGCGAGACGCCCACGTCGGCGCCCGCGCGTGCCGAGCCTCACACGTTCCACGGCAGCAAAGAACAGTGGGATGCGTTGCCCGTCGCCTACCACACGACCGTGGACGAGGCCGGCGTGCGCGCTCACGGGTTCAAGCCAGACGCCTTCGCCGAGCAAGGGTACGGCGGGGGGCGCCAGCCTGGCGCGGTGTGGGCACACCACGGGCCGGGAGCCGCAGAGAGAGCGCAGGCGATGGCCGACTACATGAACGACGTGCAGGACATCGCCAGGCACCCCGAGCCGATGAAGCACGCACGCGAGAAGTTGCAACAGCTCGCCGCGAGAACACCCGGCGCAACCCCGCGAGACATGGACAACGCCACCTCGACGGGCGATTTTTTGATGAAGTACGGCGACAGCCACGCGTCCGAGTTCCCGCACCTGCAACCAAAGACAGACGCCCAACGCGCGGCCATGTGGTACGGCCACGCGCGCGGCTCTGCAAACGGTGGGCGACTGGGGGGGCAGAATGCGCCCGTGACACCCGAGGCCGTGGATCGTGCAGCCGCGCGCACGTCGCGCGCGTCCGTCGTACAGATCCGCCACACCCCCATTGGAAGCCAGAAGGGCGTCGGGATCGAGCACAACAGCGACCGCGCTATCGAGCCCAATCACATATTCCTGCGGCACGGGGGCGGGTAGGATGGACCCGATGGACGCCGATCACACCCGCGAAGCGCGCGACCGCGTCGAGGCGAACCTCGCCCGCGTCGAGGCCGTGCGCCGCCGCGCCGTTCAACACGGCCACATTCACCGGGTCGGAGTCATCGGGCCGCGAATCGAGGCCCTGCGCGAGGAGCGTGCCGCGATGGAGCGCCAGATCGGGACCGACCCCCGACACTGGCACGAGGACGACGTGCGCGCGCTCCAGGCCATCGACCAGGAGTTGCGCGGGCTGATGCTGACCTACCACGCCGATCACACGAAGGGGACTTGAGGATGCCGATCTACGAGTACCGCTGTGCCGAGGGGCACACGCACGAGGCGATCCGCAGCGTCGCCCACCGCAACGAGCCGACCGAGTGCCCAACGTGCCACGGGCCGGCCGGGCGGGCCGGCGTGGAGCGGTGCTTCTTCGACCTCGTGGACAACGCCTTTCAGAGCTGCGGGTGGACGCGCCCCGGCATGAGCGGGGTGAACTACCAGAGCGGCAGGGCCCCCGATGGCATCCGCCGCCGAGAACTGCATCCCCTGGAGCGTGGCGCGGCGCGAGGGGACTGATGGACTTGACCTGCGGCGGATGCGGGTGGCGCTTGGGGGCCGTGGAGGCCGCCAAGGGCGACGAGCCCGCCGAGGGCTACAGCGTGGCCCGCACCCTGCACTTCCGGGCCGGCCAAGTGGTCGCCCGGTGCGGCAAGTGCAAGGCAGATACGCCCTTGCCGCTCCAGGTCCGCGTCATGTTCGGTCGCGGCGCGGCCGACGAGCCGCCCGCAGCCTGATCAGACCGCTTGCGCGCGGCCGAATGGCGCCGTTAGAGTCGCACGCAAGCCCAATGGCGGATCGCCGGGCATCGAGGAGATTCGATGCGCGCGACCCCACACCAGAGCCACGTTGAATACAGCCATGCCCACGCCGACGTGGACATCGAGCTGCTCACGCGCCGCGTGGCCGTGTTCGACGGGTTCGAGGCGTTCAAGGCCGCGACCGGCGAGTTGCCGATGCACCGGCCGGACCTGAAGCGGGAGCGCCGCGATGGCGCCGACGTCTGGACGCGCAACGGCATCATCGTGCCGCACCCGGACAAGGTCCGCTGGTTGTGGGCGCGTTTCAGCGACCCGTCGCCGGACCTCGAAGGCGAGAGTGTGTCCGCCGCGCCGTTCCGCCAGTTCGCCGACGACAGCGTCCGCAAGTGGGGCGGGTGGATCGACATGAACCACTGGTCTCGCCCTCAGCGGTTCCCCGAGCAGATGGCCAAGGCCGGCCGGTCCCCCGAAGAGTACGTCATCGGCAAGCTCACGGAGATCCGTGTGAGCGGCGACGACACAAGCTACGCCGAGGGCTACCTCTGGCCCGAGGGCGTCAACGAGCACGCCGACACCGCCGCCGGTTGGCTCCGGTACGCCCCCGACATGGTCCACTGTTCCGCCGGTGGGCCCATCGTGAAGGGGCACCCGCAGATCGTCGGTGGCCGCAAGGTCGTGCCCGTTCAGATTTTCCTGAACCACCTGGCCATCGCGCTCCAGGGTGTTCACAACGAGACCGCCGTCAAGACCACGCCCTTCGGGGAGTTCTACAAGGCACTGGCCGATGGGATCTCCGAGACCGAATGCGCGGGTGACAGCAGTTTCGCCAAGCACGTCCGCGGCATGCCCGAGGGCACCAAGGCCATGACGGCCGCCGCCGTGGCGCCCGCCGTGCCCGAGGATCTGGAGGGCGCCAAGACCACGAAGCCGGCAGGCCCGCGAGACGTGACCGACGTGACCGACTGCGACCACTGGATCGCCGGCACCCGGAAGTTCCATTCCACCGCCGCCGCGCACGAACACCTGACGCGATGTTGCGGCTGGCCAGCGACGCGCGCGCGCGATTACCTCGCCGCCGCCACCCGATCCTGAAGGAGACGACCCCTATGTCCAACACCGTCGAGTCCATCCAGCGCAACCTCGCCGTACTGCGTGACGCGCTGCCCGAGGGGGCCAAGGCGATGCCGCCTGGCATGCCTCCGATGGGCGCCCCCCCCGGCGGCGCCCCGCCTGGCGGCGCTCCCGGGCCGAGCCCCATGCCCGCGCTCCCCGGCTCCCCCCCGCCCGGCATGGGGATCTCGCCCCCGCCCCCCACCCCCGAAGGGGACGAGGAGGAGAATCCCGAAGGGGACGAGGAAGAGAATCCCGAGGACGAGGAGGGCACCAAGGCTTTCTACGAGGGGTGCAAGAGCGCCGAGTGCGGTCGATGCTTGCCGTGCATCAACGCCGAGGCCGAGAACGAGGGCGCCAAGTCCTACCAGGACGGCCAGGCCGCCGCCCAGGTCGGCAGCACCGTGCTCGCGCGCCTCATCGAGGGCGCCGTTCACGCGGCCGTGGGGTCGCGCCTGCGTCGCATCGAGCGGCAGCTCGAAGCCGTCGCGCAGGGCGTGGACGGCAACCTGACGCTGGGGCTCAAGAGCGCCGAGAGCCTGGGCGCTCTGCGCCGGGCCCCCGGCGTGCTCCCCCGCGGCCCCGGCGTCGCGGTCGCCAACGCCCGTGGCGGGAATCCCGCGCCGGGCGTTCACCTGCCGCCTCCGGTCGAGGAGGGTGGTAAGTGCCCCTACAACGAGCAGCAGCTTCTCATCGCCGTGCAGAAGGGCGTCCTGACGGGCGCCGAGGCGCAGCTCTGGATGAACCGTGACCAGCCCCCTGCCCGTCTGCGCAACCCCGTCGAAGCCGTGAAGTCCGTCCTCTGAGGCCACAGGCCCAATTTCAGAAAGAAGGAGAGAACAGCATGAACACCCCCGCTGGCCTGTACCTGCCGCTCACCCCCGACCTCATGCACCTGGTCGGAGGCGAGCAGGGCCTCAAGGCGATGACCGCCGAAGTCGGCAGCCGCGCCATCAACGTCATGGGCGCCGTCCCCGAGAACCTGGAGATGCAGGCGCACGTCGCCCTCTGGGATCGCGACGACCTCCGCCTCCTCCGCGAACTGCCGAGCGTGGACGCCGAGAGCATCTCGCACGAGTTCGGCGTCGTGGACTCCTACGGCAACGTGCAGGGCACCTCCCTGTTCGCGCCCGAGGGCGGTCTCGGCATGCAGACCGGCTACAGCCTGGCCAAGCTCATGACGCGGATCGTCACGCTCCAGCTCGTGAACAAGGTGACGGGCACCGCCCGCGCGCAGAAGACCATGTCGGTCCTGGGGAGCACGGATGCGCTCGTGAGCAACCGCGAGGCGATCATGAGGAACTTCCTCATGGTCAAGTCCATCGCGACGATCCACGCGCGAGCCGGCGCCTCGACCTCGACCCTGCGATTCTCCGGTCTCCTGGAGCAGTTCCAGGTGCGCAACCAGTCCGCGGACTTCGCGCACCGGCTCTACTCCTGCGACCCGACCCTCGTCATCGACAAGCGCGGCACCTGGATGAACCGATCCGACGTCAAGAGCGCCGGCACCCAGATGTACAAGAACGGGTGGGGCAAGCTGAACCGGATCTTCATGACGCCGGAGACGAGCGAGAACTTCCAGGGCGAGGTGGAGACGAACTTCCCCATCGAGCGCGCGGACATCAAGGACATCGGCGACAACGGTCTCATCATCGGTGCGACCATCGCCGGCATCCGTCACCAGGGCGGCGTCGCCCTGTTCATGACGGACAACAGCTTGGACCCGGGCCTCACCCACGGCGAGTTCAAGGGCGATCCCCCGCCCAACAGCCCGGTGCGCCCCGACGCCCCCACCATCGTGACCGCGAACAACGTCGCCAACTCGAAGTGGGAAGCCATCGACGTCCCCGCTGACGCGGGCGTGATCAAGTACAAGGTGTGCTTCGAGAACGACTTCGGGCCCAGCCAGCCCAGCGTCGCGTCGGCCGGGACCAACCCGGTCGCCGGGTGCCGCCAGCGCCTCACGATCAACACCCGCGCCGACGCCAAGAGCGTGAAGATCCTGCGCAACAGCGCGCAGCGTCCGACCGAGTTCTACGTCATCGGCGAGATCCCCAACAGCGGCGCCGTGCTCACGTTCGACGACCTGAACTGGAAGATCCCCGGTTCCGCCGTGGCCATCGGCCTGGAGATGATGTACGGCAAGAGCCAGACGAACCGGCTCAACGCCCGCGCCCGGGACAACGCGGTGCGCTTCGCGCAGCTCGAAGAGATGCACAGCGTCCCCCTCGCCAAGATCGGCGACTTCGACTGGGAGATGATCATCGAGCGCACCGCGCCCGAGCTGGTCCAGAAGCTCCGCATGGTGGTCTGGGAGAACATCGGCCGCTAGTCTGCGGCCCTGCACCCTGACCTGAATCGTCGCCGACACCCCGAGGAAGCCGACCATGAAGCACTGTATCATCCGAGCCCTGCGACCCTTCGAGGGCTCCATCATCTTTGCCCACGTCGAGACGCGATGCCGGGCCGATGGCCTGGTGGAGGCCGTCATGACGGGGCAAACCGAACTGCCCATCGAGTGCGCCACGTTCGCGCAGGCGTACTCGCAATTCGAGGTCCAGGTGGTCGATGGCGCCGCCCCGCCTCTGGTCCCCCAGGGGCTCCGCATCGCCCAGCCCTGGCACGGCATGGTGCCCACGGTGCCCACCCTGGACGAACTGGTGACGAGCGGCGTCGCCGAGGCCGACGCCGAGGCCATCCGCGACCACGAGGCTCGTTGCGCCGAGGCCGGTCTCTGGCCCTACGGTGTCAACCCGCCCCCCGCAATCTGGACGGAGCACCTGGCGCAGCGCGACCCGCCCGTCGAGGCGCCCGGCGAGGTGTTCACCCCGGAGCCTGGCGAGATTGCCGATCCCGTGGCCTACGAGGCCGCCTTGGCGGCCGGCGCCATCGGGGAGATCCCGGCCGGCGACCTGCCCGCCGCGGCACCCGCCGCCGAGGACGGCCCCAAGCTCGACCTGCCCGCCGCGGCACCCGCACCCGCCGCGGAACCCGCCGCAGGGGTGTCTCACTTCGAGGCGCGGCGCGCCGAACTGATGCGCCTCGCCGAGCTTCCCGACCGTGGAGGTGCGCTGCGGGAGATCGTCCGCAACCACAACATGACCGGGGTCGGCAACGCCAAGACCGAAATGATTGAGGCGATCCTCGCGCAAGAGTTCCCGAACGGGTGAGGTGAGACGTGTCGAACAATCGCGACCCGCATGAACTGCTCCAGCGGGGATTCCAGGTCCCCGGCGCCGATGCGCTGGCCGTCCGCCAGACGGGCGGCGCGGTGCGTCACGCGCTCCAGAGCGCCAGCCACCAGCGGGCCGTCGTGGTCGCCGCCGGTGGCAACCTGGGGGACGACGAGCCCGCAGCCCCGACGTCGATTGCCGACCACACCACCACCACGCGCAGCATGGTCAGCGGTGTCACCGAGCACTTCGACGCGGCGCGCCTGTTTCTGCGCGCACCGGACGGCGGCGCCGCCTTCGAGGCCGACATCGAGGTCTACCGCGTGACCGACCTGGGGGACATCGTGCGAGCCGGCACGCTGACCGGCGTGCCGGCTCTGACCGAGGTGCGCGATGCCGGAATCGGGCATCGCCGGAGCCTCTACCGCCTCACGAACATCACCCTCGACGGCGCCTCCGGGATCACGCTCTGCGTGGCCGGCGAGGGCGCCCCGCTCTAACTGGGGAAGATGCGCCGTCGCAACCCGCCACCGCCGGCAGCCGCCTCGACCGCCGACGACTGGCAGCGCATCTCTCTCACCGTCGAGTCGGACGATCAGCGAGCGTTCACCCTGGATGCCGCCGCGGCCCTGGACGAGGATGGCGACCCGAAGGCACGCATCGAATACAGCGGGGGCACCTACAACGCTCCCGACGATTTCACGACCGCGGGCACCACGCTGACGTGGGCCGGAACGATTCCCCTGGTTGTGGGGGAGTCGTTGACCCTCTGGATTGTGCCGCAGCGCACATAACAAGCACAGGAGAAGGAACATGGGGAAGATCAAGGCCAAGCAGCTCGCGCTCGTCGCGGCATTCGTTTCCGGCACGGGCGGGGCGCTCGACCTCGCGGACGAAGGCATCGCCGCATCGAAGCTGGCGGGCAACATCGGAGCCGACAAGCTCAGTCAGGCGTTGCTCAACCAGATCGTCACCGGCCAGCGCCAGCGCGAGAGCGTGCTGGTGGAGCAGCAACTCCTCGGCAGCAGCGGGGCGGGCGTCGCTCCCGCGACGGTGATCAAGATCGCGACGAACCCCAACCAGAACGAGAACATCTACATCAAAAACTCGGAGCAGACCGAGAATTTCGTATTCAAGAACGCCGAGGCCGCGGCGTTCGACGTGCTCATCGGCGCCAACGCGGATGAGACCGCGGCGAACCTCGCCGCCGCGATCAACGCGGACTCCGCCGGCTGGTCGGCCGTGGTGAAGACGAACCTGGACGCCATCGCCGGGACCGTCGTCATCATCTACCGCAAGACCACCACGGCCGGCCTCGCCGACCGCGTCTACAAGCTCACCGGCGGTGGCCTCCGCACCGTCAACTTCGCGGGCGGCCGGTACGACGCGACGGTCAGCTCCGAGGGCGTGATGACCGCCATCGACGCGGACAACCTCACCACCCTGAGCCCGTCGGACCCGGCGACGGCGACCTTCGGTTTCGGGCGCGTCGCGGCCGATCTCATCGACGGCGATCTGCGCTTCGTGATGGCCGGCGGCGCTTCGTATGTCTACGACGCGGACGCGGCACAGTGGGACAACGCCGGGGCGGCCATCATCGGCGAGGGCGCGGTCGGGGTGGACGAGATCAGCAGCGCCATCGCGGGCGCCGGTCTGCTGGGCGGCTCCGGCTCCGCCCTGTCGGTCAACGTGGACGACACGGGCATCGAGATCAGCTCGGATGCCCTTCGCCTGAAGGACGGCGGCGTCTCGGCCGGCAAGCTGGGCACCAACGCCGTGACGACCGCGAAGATCGCCGACGCGAACGTGACGACGGCGAAGCTCGCCGACGACGGCGTGACCACGGCGAAGATCCTCGACGCGAACGTGACGACGGCGAAGCTCGCCGACGCGAACGTCACCACGGCGAAGATCGCCGACGCGAACGTGACGACGGCGAAGCTCGCCGACGACGGCGTGACCACGGCGAAGATCCTCGACGCCAACGTGACGACGGCGAAGCTCGCCGACGCGAACGTGACGACGGCGAAGATCGCCGACGCGAACGTGACCGCCGCGAAGCTCGCCAGCGACGCCGTGACCACGGCGAAGATCCTCGACGCCAACGTGACGACGGCGAAGCTCGCCGACGCAAACGTGACGACGGCCAAGCTCGCCGCGACGTGCGTCACCGCGGCCAAGCTCGGCAGCGACGTTGCCGGCAACGGCCTCACCGGGGGCAACGGCGCGGCCCTCGCCGTGCTCGCCGCCAACACGTCGGTCAACGTCGCCACTGGCGGCGTCAAGGCCGCCGTGCCCGTCCTGGACGACAAGGCGCGCGCCCCGAGCGGCGCGGTCACGACGGACGAGGCCACCACCGGGCTCACCATCACGAAGACCCCGGCCGCCGGCAGCTACATCCGCGTGTCGCTCAACGGCGTCGGTGTGGAGCTGGGCGGCGACAAGACGAAGGACTGTTACTTCAGCGACGACGGAGGCACCACCGCGCGTGCCCTCGCCAGTGTGGTCGCGGGTGACACGCTCTACTGGAATGCCGTGATCAGCGGTGTCAATCTCTCGACCGACGATGAGATCGACTTCGACTACCTCAACACCACCGCCTGAGCCCGCCCGTGAGGCGCGGCAGGAGGAAGCACCTTGCCGCGCCTCGCCCGCCTCGCCCGCGATCCATTCAATCTCCCAGGCCGCATCGTGAACGACGCGCAAACGTCGTGCAAACCGGCCTCGCGAGTTCTCGTGTCCGACCCAGCGTTGGTCGCCGCGTTCGGCGTGGCCGGCCGGTGGGACGAGTCGGCCCGCCGCGTCGAGTACGGCGCGGACCCCTCCGAGCCGGGCGCCATGCTCGACATGGAGACGGCCCTGCGCATCCTGATCAACGAGCTACGCAGGCTCGAACGCGACCGGGCCACCACGGCCCTGTTGCTGCGAGCCATCCTGAACGGGGCCATCGCCGAGGGCCTGCGGTTGCAGGCGGTCAAGGGCTCGCGCCAACTTCACATGAGCGGGGGCACCGCGATCCTCTTCGAGCGCGACCCCGTGACCGGCGGCTACGACATCAACCGCTACATGATTCCGGTGCTGAACCCGCTCAAGTTCTACACGGCCTCCGGTTCCGCCCTCATCGACCCGAGCCTGTTCCACACGCTCCCGAGCGTGTGCGCTGGCGAAGGCCCAGGCGAGATTGTGGCATGGCCCGCCAAGACGTACCGCGTGGACACGCTCGCGCTGATACCCAAGGGCGAAGACCCGGTGCCCGAGTGGTATCTCTTCCTGGGTCGGCCGACCCAGGCGCGCACCGTGGACGAGATCCCGAGCGTGCCCACGCCCGCCATCCCGGCAGAGCACGCGGGCGAGTGCCTGCCCCTCTACCGCATCGTGACGCGCCAAGGGGACAAGGGGATCTGGGGGGTCGAGCAGATCGCCAACCGCGTCAACGGGGTGTAGGGTAAGGACATGCCGAAGGTCGGGACCGCCATCACCGTCAGCTTCGCCCTTTTCGAGGCCGACGCCTTCACGCGCCTGACGGGCCGCGCCGCCGCCGTGGACGTCGAGTTGTGGCGCGCCGACGACGACGGCGGGCGGGTGACGATCTACCGGCGGGACGCCGGTGTCGTGGAGGTTGACGACCTCATCGTCACCGTCACCGAGACCGCGACGGCCGGCGAGTACGACGCCGTCTTCACCCCGGCGACCGCCGGGCGATACTTCCTGGTGGTCCGCGACGGGCAGAGCCAGACGGACCTCGACGAGTCGCCCATCGACGTCACCGCGTTGAGCATCGACGACATCGGGGCGCCGGGCTACCTGGTCGCACTGGACGGGGCCGCCTACGGCATCGGCGCCCCCCTGGTGCTCACCTGGCAGTTCCGCTCGAACCGCGCGCCGTACAACGTCGTCGGAGCCCCGGCGATCACCCGCGCCGAGCTGATCGCGCGCGACGCCGTGACTGTGCTCCAGACGATCCAGGGAGCCGCGTTCGAGGCGCCAAGCCCGACCCTGCGCCGGGCGACGTTCGCCCAGGTCGCCCAGATCGGCACCTACTTTGTCCGCCTGATCTTCGCGGGCAACCCCGGCGAGGTCATCGACCGAGTTCCGGTGGACAACCTCGACGCCGAGCCCGTGGCCGGCGTCATGAGCCTGGCGACGTTCTTCGAGCAGTTCTGCGGGGCGTTCCCTGGAGAGCCGCCCGGACGCGACCTCTTGCGTGGGGACAACGGCGAGCAACTCATCGGCGACGAGGGGGTCGCCGCCGCCATCCGCGGCGAGTCCGTCTACGTCGGCCGGCGCATGGGCGTCACGCTGGCCTCGACCCGCTACGCCACCCACCCAGGCGTCGCCAGCCCCGGAGGCGCTCCCCTGGTGCAGGGCAGCGACTACGACGTCGAGGAGGACCCCTACGACTGGAGCGTCCACAACAGCCTGCGACTGGGCATCTTGACCCTCCGCCACGGCCCGCTCATCCGCATCAACCGCATCCGCCTGTTCCACGGGCATACGCCCCTGTTCCAGCTCCCGACGCGGTGGGGCGTCATCCGCCGCAAGGCCGCCGTGGTCGAGATCATCGTGGACCGGGGCGATCTGATCTCCTACGGCGAGAGCGTGCTCGCGCCCGCCGTGACCGGCATGATTCAGAGCGTGATCGCGTTCAACCGCATGCCCGCCGTCTGGTGCCTCGACTACGAGGCCGGCCTGGAGACGGTGCCCGACGACGTCGTCGCGGTCATCGGCATGCGCGCCCTGGCCCGCATCCTGACCATCATCGGGACGAAGGCGAACAAGATGGGCGTCTCGTCGCAGAGCACGGGCAAGGACGGACTCTCCCGATCCGTCAGCGT